TGCCGCCAAACGGCGGCTACACAGGACGGTGTTTCGTCTCAAAGGGTGGGTGGTTTTGACCCGCGAAATAGTGGGTGGTTTTGCCCGCGAACTGACACTCTTAACTCAATTTCAACCCGCACTATTTGCCGAGGCAGCTTGGCATGTTTCTTTTCTTTAACGTACATTTTGATTCGCATTGCTAGACCCCGCCATTCGATTGTATTGACCGTGTGGTGGTTGCGAATAACGATGAAGCTCTTTTTTACTTCTGGGTGGATACACGACTGGTGAGCAAACAAAAAGTCCTGGGGCGGATTGGCGCGGAAATGCCACACAAGATCAACCCGCGTGAACCGTCTTGGCCCTTCGGCAGGGCGTGCCCACTCACTGATAATTTTATCGGCTCTGGCGAAAGCTTGATCAATTTGCGCCTGCGAATCGATCAGTCTGCAATTATCACCAAAAAGCAGTCTTGGAAGCGAGACTTCAAACCATGTGAAGTGAGTGCCATTTGCGCCAGCTCGCAAAGCCGAATTGTTGTCGAGGGTATATTTTCCCCTCCGAGAATCAAACATTTCCCATTCTTGCTCGTATCTAACCGTATCAATCATGCTTGGTTAGTGTGGACATTTTTGTCCTCTAAACAAGGTGTTACTTCTGTAGCCGCCCTTTTTCAATTCTCCTCAAGCGAAAGCGAACGGAGACCTTCAACGGCCTTTTGAACCGGGGTCAAATCTTGATGGGTGTATCGAGTGTTCATCGCCACTGACGAATGGCCGGTCAGTTTCATTCGCACTTCTTGCGAAATGCCGTTGTTGAAAAGGTTTGTGTTGAAACTGTGCCGTAGTGAGTGGAAGGACAGACAGTTGAATTTGCGCTTGCCTTTGCCTTGAATGTTTTTTGATTCGATTCCCGCCCTCTTGATGATTCGCAGAAAGGTTTCGCTCAATCCGTGTTTGCCGCCGGTACCCCTTTCGGCAAGTTCCCCGCACAAATGTCTGTCAGCCAATTCGGACGATTCGCAGTCGTTTAGGTTAATCAGGTCATTCAAGTGACTGAACAGGTCTATATGAATCGGCACGCGAACTTCCTTGCCCGTTTTCTGTTGCAAATAGACGATGATGCCTTTTTTGTAATCCACATTGCTGAACTTCAGATTGACGCAATCGGAAAGCCGCGCCCCAGTGAAATAGCCCAGCAAAATCAATGTTTTCCAATCATAAATGAACGATTCGGATTTTTCCTTCTTGAAAGTCCCCACAGCCTTGAGAATTTGAATCACTTGCTCATGGGTGAAAATTTCTCGTTCGGAAGAAACATTTTTCGGCAGTTCAATAGCCTTGACCGGATTTTTCAAAATGAGCATCAGGGCCTCGGCACGATTGAACGCTGTGCCCAATGTCTTTATGTCCACAATGGCTGTTTTCGGTGCCGCACCGTCCCTCAAGCGATTGTCTAAGAAGTTTTGAATGTGGGCGGGCGTCAGACCGTTAATCGGCATTTTTGCTTTGTCGGCTAGAGACAGCAAAAACAGCCTGACGGTGTTGCGGTAGCGTTCAATGGTTCCGGCTGCTGCGCCTCTGGTTTCTTTACCGTTCAACCAGTCGTTCAAATACTTTTCGACTGATGGCAACTGAATGGTGTCCCCGGTGGCCTTTTCGGAAAGCTCATTCAAAACTTTATGAATTTGAACGGCGGTCAAAATGCCTTGACGCGACTTTTGTTCCAGCGCCTCCCACTCAATGGCAATCTGCATTGCCTTGTCTTTGTCCGTCTCCTTCGTGGAGCGTTTGACTTGTTTGCCTTCGCGGTTCGTGTAGCACGCGGTAAAAAAGCGCGACTGGGGGTGTTTTGTAAGGCTTGCCATATCGTATATTCAGTGTTGATGTAATCATAAATGTAAGAATGCGAATTCCTAGCAAATTATCGTATATATGATAATACGTTCATAAAAGGCCATGAATGTTGCCGTGTATTGAGACGAGGGTTCGATTCCCTTCACCCGCTCCATTTCTCGATGATACCCAACAAAATCAAGGCTTCAATGAATATTGACTGAAGGCAAAAACCGTCAACTGCTAACGCCCACTGCTAACAAGTTCGGGGAAATCCCCCCGTGTTTGCCCATTTCAACCATGCCGGAATCTGCCCGGAGGACCGACGTTTCAGGCGGCCAGCACCAGCGGTTCTACCGGGGGTTCTCCGAAGGTGATGAAGGGAGCGTAACGGGCGCACCAGAGCCTGACGAACCCGCGCTCCCGCTCGTTGCCGCCGGTCAATTCGTGCCGGCCGAATTTCAAGACCAGCCGGACGTTGCCGAACTGGCCAATGGTTTCATCCGGCGCCGCCGGTACGTAGCATGTTTTTCTCATGCCCGAAGTCTGGCAGGGGCGGTTGGACAAAGGCTGTCCAACCTGGAAAATTATTTTCCCGGTCAAAACTGGTCCAAACCGGCCCCTGGTTGCAGAAAGTGTAATCCTATATTAAGGGTAATATATTGACATATTTCTTAAGCAACGATGAATGCATCCATCCTGACCTCCTCGGCCGCGCTGAACGGCCTGACGCCGCTGCGTTGGAACGCCTTTTCGCAGGCGGCCACCGGCAATTTCGCTCCGCTGGCGGTTTCCTTCATGCCGGCCCAGGTCACGGTGTTTGCCCAGCAAGGCGCCGGCAGGTATCCCTCTTTCGCCTACCAATTTAACGTTTACGCGGGGTCACCGCTGCCACCGTGGGTGCAGGCGGGCACGGGCGTTTTGGTCAACGCCAGCGTCACGGTCAACGGAAAGAGCATCAACCTTTCGAGCCATTACATTGTCAAGAACGCCGACCCGATGGGAAACTTTTTCGTCGTCAACGCGCCCTCCCCATCGGGCTCACGCGACGCGGGTGCATTCACGCAGCCGCTGGCGCAAACCAATCTGGACAACGGCGCCGCGGTGTCGCTGGTGATGCAGGCGCAAAAGGCCATGTTCGGGTGCAGCAACGGCTCGGTGGTGATCGCCCCCGTGGTGGACGCCGCGGGCAATGCCCCGGATGGGGAGACGATTACGGCGGGCCAGGCCGAATACGAAATCACGGCGCCGACCGGTTGCAAGTTCGATCTCGCCGACTGGCAGGTCCGAAGCGATAACGGCGGAACCCTCTTTGTGCGTTTTCTATGAAAAAGCTGCTCATTCTTCTTTCATGCGTCCCCTCCCTGATTTTGGCCGATGGCGTGACCGGCGGCAACAATGCCAGTAGCAGCTACCCCAAGAACGGCATGTTCGACACCCTGAACGTGGGCAATGGAGCCGCCGCGATGGACGGCAGCGGCAATTTAACATGCGCCACGATCTTCTCGGATTCGGGCCAGGTTAATTCGGATGGAAGCGGCGATTTTTACTGCGGGACGTTTTCAACCGCCAGCCAAACGTATGTCGATAGATACGGGAATATGAACGTTGGCTGGAATTTGGCGGTTTCCGGCTATATTAGTGCGCAGGGAATCTCATATACCTCCGACCGGGCCAAAAAGGAGCTGATCCAGCCGCTGGCACCTTCCAATGCACTGGCGATGGCGCTGTCGTTGACCAATTATTCGTGGCAGTTTCGCGCGCAGACCAACTTGTTGGCAAACGTCCGGGCGAACGCAGCCGGGTTGCGGGGCACCAATTTTGTGGCGCAAGTCATGCCCCCCTCCGGCCGTGAATTTGGGCCGATGGCCCAGGACTGGCACGCCGTCACCGGCCTGGGCACTGGCAGCAACATTTCCACGACGGCGATGTCCGGGCTGCTGCTGGGCGCGGTACAGGGGCTGGCGGCGCAGAACGGCATTCTCACCAACAGCAGTGGCGCGGCGTTTCGCCTGGTCGTCAACGATCAAACCAACGGTTTCCTATTTGTTCCCCAATGAGCTTCAACGAAAAATCCAATTCCAACCGCTGGCGGTTCAGCAAGGAAATCACCCTGGGCGACCTGCTGCTGGCGGTGACCGTCGGGCTGCCGCTGGTCATTGCCGCGGTGCGGTTGAGCGACCGGGTCGAGGACCACGACCGGCGCCTTTCGGCCAGCGAAACCGCCATTGCCGAGCACGCCACGCGGCTATCCCGGCAGGACAGCGCGATTGCCGTCCTACAATGGCAGGCCGAGCTTCGGCCTACGAAACCATGAACATGAATGCCTTTAACTGGAAAGCATGGCGCATCGGGTTGTTGCTCGTGGCGCTGACTTCTTTGCTGACGGCCGGAGCCGGCTTGGTGGACCCGCAGATGAGCTGGCGCGGATTCGTGGCGGTCTTCTGCTCCTCGCTGCTGACGAGTCTGCCACTGTATCTCTACCGGCATCCCGTACCCGGCCTGAATGACAGCAGTGCCGCAAGCGCATTGGCCCCTGGCGGCTCGCCAGCAGATTTTGCGGGCACGGTGCCCGCGAAAAACGAAACAACAAACACAAAATCATGAGAATAAAATGGAAATTGGGCCTCGCCGCTCTGGCGCTGGCATTCACCTTCAACCTCAACGCCCAGAGTACTGACGCCGGTACCGGCAATGGCGCCGCAGGCGCAATGGCACCCGGCGGCTTGCCGGTGACCAACAGCATCCCCAACTTCATCAACCAGGTGGCGGTGTGGGGCACGTCGTTCAACACCAACTACAGTTGGAGCACCGTCACGGTGCAGATTGAAGACGGCTACAAACAGGCCACCGGCTCGGGAGCTTCCGATTACCTGCGCGTGCAGTATGACAAAGGCAATTGGAACGCTGGCGTCGAGGGCGAGTTCCTGGGGATTGGCTCGCAGTTCACGGCGGTGGAAGCCGAGACGGGTTACGCGCTGATTTCAAAGTACGACTTCAAGATCGAAGCCAACGTGCTCGCCGGCTACGACCGTGGCGTCAAGTCGTTTGAAATCGAGCCGGAATTGAAGGCCACCAAAATGCTCACGGTCAACACCTACGCGACAGCGGGCATCTCGATGCCGTGGCTGGCAAAACGAACGTTTGATGGCACGCCCCAATTTCGGGTGGGCGCGGGTTTTACATTCTAGTGTAACCCTTATATAAGTATCATGTTTCCGCAACCGGTCATTGCCCTCTGGACGGTCCATCCCGGCGATCTGCTGGGAGAACCCATCACGTTCCTGACCCATGGTCCCGTAACGCACGCCGGCTGGATTCGTTCCGATGGCAGGACGGTTGCGGAAGCTTATCTGCCCCGCGTGCGCCTGCGGCCCATGCTCGACCCGGAAAAGCCGCTGGTGCGCCTGTTCACTTTGGAAGGCATGACGCCTGAACTGGCGGCCCGGCTCGAGCGGTTTCTGGATCTGGCCACCGACCCCAAGTTCGCGGCGGAATACAGCGTCAAGGGGCTGTTTGGCTTCGAGTTAAACATTCCGCCGGCTGACGAGCAGCATGTCTTTTGCTCGGAATGGGTGACCCAGGGCATCCGCAAGGTGGCGCCACAATTATTGCCGCTGGTGCGGTGCGAGGACTATCAAGTCAGTCCACGGGATTTGCTGATCTCGCCCCGGCTGATCGAAATCTCCTGGTCAATGGCCTCAGCCGGCACGGCTGCTTCGCTGAACTAAACGTGGCGGAGGCGAAACTCACACCGTTGCAGGCCAATCAAGCGTTGCTGGTCGCCAACGGCGATTTTCACGCGGCCGCCGCCGCCGTTGGCGTCACCACCGAATGCCTGAAGGACACTTGCAAGCGGGATGCGGCGCTCAAGCGGCGCTGGCTGGATGCGCCGTTGGCCCCGCCGCCTTCCAGCCTCATCAACCGCCAGGATGATGTCGCCCTGACCGAAGCCCTTCAGCGCGAGGAAAACGAGCTGAGAACCGGCATTGCCAGGCTCACCAAATCCGACCGGGCGCAACAACTGGCGGTGACGTGCCAGCAATTTCAGCGGCAGAATTTTGGCAAGGTCATGCAGATCACCGGCGGGGGCATCACCAAGGCGTTTCTCGAAGCCTTGGAGGAAATCGAGAACATCACCGAACGCCTCAATAACCTGGATGTGAAGCCCGAGCAAATGCTGGCCTATGAATCCATCCTGCGCGAAGACCGGAGCCGGTTGCTGGACTTTGTTTTCAAGGCGGCCACCAAGGTGGATCAGGGCGCGCTCATCATGGCCAAGATGCAGCGGTTGGCAGAGGGCGGCAGCCCTGGCGGCAAGGGCAGCAGCAAGCCTGGGTTTACACCCCTCAAACGAACCATTGAGGTTGACCCGGCTGCATGAGCAGCGCCTTGAGCAAGGCCGAAGTTGGTTTGCTGGCCGAATTTCTGGGAGACGAAATCGAGTCCGGCGACGTACCACCCGCGCCGCAGGCGCCATCGCAACCGGCAGCTTGCCGGTGGGTGCCGGATTTGAATCCGACGCAGATGGCGATCTTTAATGACCCGGCGGAAAACATCCTCGGACACGGGGAGAAAGGTTCGGGCAAAAGCATCGGGTTCGGACACAAGATCATCCGGCACGTTTACGAGAACGACAATGCCCTGGCGCTGGTGATTACACCCATGATTCGCACGGGCAATGAAGGCATCGGCCACGACTTGGAAACCCTGATTTTGCCCGCTTGGAAGGAGGGGATTGACCTGGAATACACGCCCTGGCGGTTGGACCCCCTGACCAAGGACCGGCACCGCTGGGTGCGCAACCGCTTTGGCGGCTGGTCAAAAATCCTGCTCATGTCGGTGCCGCACGCCAGCCAGGTCGAACAGCGCGTCAAAGGCCCGGCACCCAGCCTGGTCTATGTGGACGAAATAACGGAGTGCGACGGTGACAACTACTGGAAATTCACGGCCGCACAGCTTGGCCGCCGCCGCGGCATCTTGGGGCCGCAACAGTTCCTGGCCTCGTGCAACGCCAAAGGCCCCTCTCATTGGGTTTATCAGACGTTTTTCATCAATTGCGTTGACGAAAAAACCGGCCAGTGCGACCCGAAGTTTTCCGTTTACCATGTCCCGATTTCCGAGAATGTTCACCGGCTGCCGCCCGGCTATGTGGACCGGCTGCGTTCCCTGTTCAAGCATGACCCGACCGAGTGGAAGCGGTTGATTGAGGGTGAATGGATCGACCAGCCGACCGGTGAAGGCATTTTCAAGGGGTACTACGTCGCGAACCTGCACCTGAAGGGTGATTTAATCAAGCGCACCGGGCTGGAACCCAAGCGCGGCTTTCCGATTTACGTCGGCTATGACATCGGCCAGGTCTGGCAGGGCGTGACCTTTTTGCAGTGCATCCCGACGGTCAACAAAACGGTGTGGATCATCTTTGACGAGTGTGACCATTTGAAGGAGCGGATTTTGTACAAGATGCTGGCCTGGGAAATCATTGGCCGGATGCGTTACTGGCGCAAGCGGGTGTGTTATCCGTTCGCCTACTGTCACATCACTGATGAGAGCGCCATCAACCAGTGGCGGCCGGGCGGTGAGGGCGGCTATGACGCCTGGGAATTTGAACGGGAATTCAACAAGGTATTGGCCGAGTTCGCCCGGATCGGCTCGGACGGCCAGGTTGAACCCGCCCGGATGCTGGGTTGTCCCAAGGGTCCCGGCTCGGTGCCTGCCCGCGTCCGGCTGATCCAATCGAAGTTGTACCACGAGGAATTGTTCGTCTCGGCCCAATGCGAAAACGCGGTCAACTGTTTCAATCATCTGGAATGCGACAAGGAAGATCCCACCAAACCGAAACGGTCCAAGTGGCTGCACAAGTTTGACAGTTTTAGTTATCCGATCTTCAAGCTGGAAGTCGGCGGCGATCCGCGTTTGGTATTACCCACCGCCAGGGAAACATCAGTCCGTATCCTGCGAATGAAATAGTGACGCTGGCCCTGGTTGAATTTATGTAAGCCTTATATGAGTATTATACAATGAGTGAAAATTTGGACCCAAAAGACAAGATCATCCTCGACACGACCGATTCGGACGAGATCAGCGACCATTTCAGCCGGTTGAGCCCCGGCGACGAGGTTTCCGGCACGTTCAAGGCCACGCTGGACGAGGCCGGGCAAAAGCTGGTCACGATGTCCATCAAGGAAATCAGCATCGAGGATGCCGCCGCCGTCACGATGGAAAAAGCCGGGGAAGAGGGCGGGGAGGAACCAGCCGCCGTGACGGTGACAAAGAACGAAAACGGCACACCGGCCCAGGACGGCGCCGACGAAGTGCCTGAACCTCTCTTCCGATAGGTCCTTGCGGACGGCCATGATGAATGCTGATGACACATTGATTGCGCCACGGGTGTTTTCACACTACCGGCAAATGGGCGTCATGCCGGGCTGGAGCGCGGAACGCTTCATCAAGCTCTGCCACCTGGCCAATCGCACACCGGAGGAAGTCGGCGCGTTTGCGGCGTTGATGCCCGCCGAGACGCGGTACTGGATGCGGCGGGGACACTTTACACCGCCGGTCAGCCTCCACTTCGCCGCCATCGAATCGACCTTGCGGTCGGCCAATTACGGCGACCCCATCGAACCCGTTGTGCCGCTGGACTTCCTTCATATTGGCCGTCCGCAAGGACCCGTCCGCTAGGACTTATGATTGATTTCGACATCCTCGCTGAGTACGGCACCACGGACGAACGATTGCGGCAATTCTTCACCGCCGAGGAACCGACCACCGCGCAACAGGAGAAAATGACGCGGGAGGAACTGAGAGTGCGGCGGCGAGATGTAAAATTGCGCGCCAAGTTCCAGAAATGGATGCAGGCCATCCTATGGGAACACATCATCAATTCGCTTCAGTCGCATTCCAAATACGCCGCCGTGGACATGGCATGGGACTCCTTCCCGGTCAATACGGCAGTCGTGCCCCTGATGCAGTTTGCCCAAGGGCGAATTGACAAGGCGCGGGCCGCCAAATGGCTGCGGGACACGCCCGATGGCGACAAATATGTCAAGGATGGCCCGGACGGCGAGTGTTCGATTGATCTGCCGAAATTCTTTGAGGTCAACATCAACCTGTTGCGCTCGATTTTGACCCGCCGCCGCGCCGCCCAAGTCGAAAAATATGACCGGCTCTGGCCCTATTTTAAATATGAGCCCCGCGACCAGACCGAAGTGGGCAAGCTGCGGGCCGACATGGTCAGCCAGCGCATGGACATCATGGCCGACCAGTACGGCTACCGTCATTTCCAAAGCCAGGCGATTCTGCACATGCTCCTGTACGCCCGCAGCGTGGCCTTTCCACGCGCCTATTGGGAACGGGAAGTCAGTTTGGAGCGGGTGCCCGGCGACGTGCCACGCGACGCCAAAGGCAAATTGCGCACCCAAACGCGAGTTTCCCGTGAGGGGTTGTCCTGGGTCCTGCCGCATCCCAGCCGCGTCTTTTACGACAACAATTATCCGTTTACGGCATTGAACGAGGACAACGGCCCGGAATACGTCGGTTTCTGGGACGTGACGCGGTGGGGCGACGTGTCCAACAATGCGAACTACTTTAATCGCAAGCAGGTCAGCTTCACCCAGGGTTTGTGTGATTTGTTCACGTCGTATTGGCCATTCTTCAACCAGTATTTTTCGACCATCATCCCACCGACGCTCCCGGAACAGCCGGCTTATGCCACGGGCGCCAATGACATCAAGAACCGGGTGGGACTCTACACCGGCCAGATGGAACAGACCTCGGTGATCGTGTCGAACTTTTGGGTCAAGGTGCGTCCGCAAAATTGGGGTTGGGGCCGCTATCCGCATCCGGTCTGGGTCCATCTGAAGGTGGCCGGCGATGCCACCGTGGTGTATGCCAAAATCTGCCCCTCCTCGCCCGCCGCCGTGTTTTCCTACAACGAGAACGACGGCCGGATGTTCAATATTTCGATGGCGCACGAGCTGATGCCCTTCCAGGACCAGCTCACCAACCTGACCAGCCAGTTGCTGGAGACGATCAAGAAAGACCTGCTCAGCGTCGCCGTGCTCAACACGGACGTATTCCCCGACGACGAAAAGGGGAAGAAAACACGGGCGGAATTCGAGGCTCTGCTTTCAGGGAAGGCCCAATACGCCACCATGCAAACCCTGGAGGTCAGCTTCCAGCATTTGGCGCAATTGGGCATCAAGCCCGAGCAGGTCTTTACCGTGGTTCGGAGCACGCCGAACACCCAGATTGAGCAGATTTTCAAGGCCATCACCGAGTTGCTCAACATGGCCGACCGGCTGATGGTGATGTCGCAGCAGGAAGTCGGGCAGCAGATGTCCCACGAGGCCAGCGCCACCGAGTCGCACAACATCAGCAAGGCGACCGACTCCATCTATGATTTCATCTCCACCGGCTTGGACGAGGGCCGTTCGGCCATGAAACGCATCTGTTTTGAATCGCTGGTGGCCTGTGGCAGCGACCAGGTGGAATTGACCGTGGCCAATCGTTATCCGCCCGGCGTCGTGAAACGCGCCGGGTTCACCGTCTCGGCCGACGCCTTCGCGGCTGGCAGCGGCTATTCGCGGATCACCGGCAACAAATCCTGCCTCGTGCATGATTACATCTTCACCTCACGGGATGGCGGCGACCGGCCCGTTGGGCAGCAGGCGGCGCAAGTACTGGTGCAGATGTTGCAAGCCATCGGCAGTTTGGAACAAAACATCCAGCAGGCCGTGGTGGGAGCGATGGGCAAAGAGAAGGTCTTTGAAATTCTCAACCAGATTTTCCGCAGCATTGATGCCGGCGTGGACCTGAAACTGGAACTCAAGCCCGGTGAAAGCGACAACCTGCTGATTTCCCAGGACGAGCAGATCAAGCAGGGCCTGGCCCGGCTGGCGCAAATGGTCCAGCGCGACACCGCCGACATCACGCAGATCCACCAGGCGCTCAACGCCATCTTCGAGATCATCGGCAAGATGAACCCGGCCGCCGGGCAACTCATCGCTGCCGAGCTGCAAAAGGCTGGCGGCAGTCCGCAAGGACAGCCAACCGGTGGCAATCCGCAAGGGCCGCCACCAGCACAACCGCAAAATGTCACACTTAACTAACAGTAACTATGCCTGAAACAAACATCCCACCAACTCCAGCAACGTCCACGCCCGCGCCCGCGCCCGCTCCGGCCGCGCCGCCGGCTGAATCCACCCCTCCCGCGCCAGCCGCTACGCCGCCTCCCGATCCTCCGGCCGAACCAGTGGCCGTGACGCAGTCACCTGACGACGGCGTGCATGATTTGTTGATGGCCAACATCCTGAGTTCGCTTCGGCCTGAAGCTGAACCGGAGGTGAAACCCGCGATGGAACCAACCGCGCCGGTTGAGGCCAATGCGCCTGCGGCGCCACCCGCACCCGCGCCGGTTGCGGACGATGCGCCAGCGCCCGTTCCGCCCCCCGCGCAGCCAGTGGCCGCGACGCCGTCACAGAAGAAGAAAAAGGTCCGTTCCATCGGCAAAGGCCATGCGGTGGTTGAGAACACCCCGCCGGTGGTGGCCGTGACGCAGTCACTTTCCGAACCGCCACAGTCTCCGGCCCAATTGCCCATGCCGGCTCCGGCATTGACGGAAGATCAGCGGGATGAACTGGCCGAGGCCGCGGTCGCCGAACGGTTGTTTGGCGACCGTTACCAGGGCCACACGGCGGCGCTCAAGAAATGGTATCAGGATTTTGATGCGCGTGCGGCCGCCCTGCGGGCGCAGAACCCGAATGTCACCGAGGACGATGACGAATATCAGGCGTTGCTGGCCAGCAAACCGGCCATCAAGCAGACCGATTACAAGAAGGTGGCCAAAACAATGGCCACCGAGGCGGCGGTGCAGGAAACCAACCAGCGGTTGGCACCCAAGCTCGACAAGATCGAGATGGACGCCCGGCGGGCTGAAATTCTGCCCGGCGTGCAGGATTTCTCCCAACGGGTGTTTGCCCACGGCGTCCGCACCCTCATCGAGGGCGACCCAAATTCGCCGTTGCACGTGCCGTTGAAGATGGCGGTTGAAAAGGGCATCGAAGCCGCGAGCGACGAATATCCCGAGGAAGCGACCATCTTGCGCGAGGTCATGGATGCGCAAAAGAAGCGCGTTCATGAATTCCTGCTGCTCAAGAACCGGGCCACGGCCTTTAACCCGAAAAGCGCCACGCACCAGGAAATCGCCAATCTCATCAATGAGGAAGGCCAAAACATGCTGAATTACGGCGTCAAAAACGGCGCGCAGCATCTGGTCAAAGACGGGCGTCAATTCCTGCCGCGCGACCAGTTCATCGCCCTCTTGGGCGGCGACCAGGCCGAAGGCCGCACCTTCAACCCGGCGCAATGGACCACGCAACGGTACTGGACGTTCACTGACACAGCCATCGTGGACATCATGGCCATCCGCGCCAAACGCGAGGCGGAAAATCGCATTACTTACGAGCGCGACCGCGCCGGCAAGCTCGGTTACGTGAAGGCCCCGAAAAAATCGGTTGCAACTCCGCAACCGGCGACGCCGCCGGCGGCCATTACTCCCCCCAAGGCCACTCCCTCTGCCGCACCGGGCGCGGTCCGGCCGATCAGGCCGCCAGTCGTGGATAATTCACCCATTCCCGTCGCTACGGTGGCGTCCCATCTGAAAGTCACGAAATAGTGGCGCCCACGCTGGTGGGTTGCGATTGGGCAAACCCTGGCGGATGCAAACCGGCGCGGAGGAAAATGAAGCCTTTTGCGCCGGCATTCTTCCCGGCCCATAAAGTGACACTAAAATAGGTATATCAATTTAAACATTATGAACATCCTGCATCTCCTGACCGCCGTATTTGTCGCCGAGGGCTGCGCCAAAGCCTTCCTGCTTTTGAAGACGGGCGCGGCGCTGGGCATCCTCAATACCCCGGCCGGCGCGTCGCAAGGCCCCAATACCAATCCCAACGGGTTCAACGCCACCAACTGCGACCCGCGTTTGATCGCGGTGGACGACGCCATGTCGCTCACCCGGGCCAACATCACCGGCTGGAACAAGTCCGACATCGAATCCACCATGTTCAAGGAAGTCGGCCTGGACAAGATCATCAGCCAGACCAAGGAAGCCCGCATGGCCGGCGCCCGCCAGCGGACCCTCTCCGACCTCCTGCTCTCGCGGCATACGCCCCTCAAGATCGGCGGCAACGTCTCCGGCCAGTCCATCATTCAGCCGTTCCGGCTGGTGCCACGCCGCAACCGGGTCAACCCCGGCTACTTCCGCGTTTCGGTTGGCGTGTCGCTGGCCAACTTCACCGCTCAGGGCGGAACGGCGGGAACCAACACCAGTTTCAGCGGCATTTTCAACGGCACGATCACGCTTAACGCGGCGGTCGGCGCCTGCTGGGTGATGACGGTCAACAACGGCAGTATTGATGCTGATTCCTCGCCGTTCGCCAAGTCCCCCAACAACGTCCTGAAGAATCCCGAAAAGTATTTTCTGCCGCGCCATACGGTCATCAGCGAATTTGTCAGCGCCACGGACGGCTCCAAGATCACCAGCCAGTTGCGCATCGTGGACTCGGCGCCCGGACCGGATGCCAACCAGGCCTACGTGCTGGTGGTCCCCAGCTACACCTTCAAGGGCGATTCCACGATTCCGGCGGGAACGCTGATTCCCAACGGCCAGACACCCGGGCAATTCACCGGCGTGTTTGGCAACCTCAGCCTCGCCCAAAACGGCTGGTTTGAATCCGCCACCAACGCGGCCAAGGCCGCCGTGCAGCCGACGACCGGTATCGTGACCATCGGCGCCAATGCCGTCAGCGACTTCCAGCAATACGGCAACAGCCTGCCCGGCATCAATGACTACGGCCTGGTCGAATACTGGCCGCAGACGCATCGCTGGGTGCACCAATACAACGATGAATATGTGCGCGCCCTGGAGGCCAGCACCACGAGCGAAGGTTTGAAGAAATTCCGGCTCCTGCCATTGGCCAAGCTCCGCGCCCAGCAGGAGAAAATGACGGATGATTTTAAATTCAACACCTTTTTCTTCGGGCAGGCCGAGAACGAGAACCAGACCACGAGCTTGTGGACCAACCTGCCCTATGTCACCGACCCGGCCTGGGCGGCCTCCGGCCAGACGGGCACGCTGTTGATTGACTACAACACCCGCACGCTGGGCATCCGCACCCAGATTGCCGCCTGCGGCAACGTCTATGACGCGCAAGGATCGCCGCTGGATCTCGATGCGCTGTTCGAGGCGGGCTACTACGTCAAACGCGAGCGCGAAGGCGAGTCGGACATTGAAGTCACCGATATCGACATCATGACCGATCAGCGGTTCACGCGCCCGCTCCTGCGGCAGTTGATGACGAAATATTACAAGGCCAAGTACGGTCTGGACAGCGTGACGATGTTCATGCAGTCGGGCAAAAAGATCGAGCACGAGGGCCAGGTGGTTTTCGAGTACGACAGCTATGAACTGCCCGATTACGGCTACACCCTGCACGTCTTCAGCAACCAGTATTTTGACGACAAGGTGGCGCAATTTCAGACCGGCCAGAAGTCGGCGGGCCGCGCCATCTGGATGATCGACTGGTCGGACGTGGCGGTCAACGTCATCAAAAGCATGTCGGTCAACCGGACCAACAACCTCGTGTCGGATGTGTACAAGTTCGTCATGCAACAGAACGTCCAGCACATCCAGATGAACAGCTTCAAATTCGAGGTGGCCTTGGGCAACACCAACCGGCATCGCCTGATCGAAAACTATTCCGATGGCTGCGCCAAACTGACCGTGCCCGGCTGCGACCTCTCCGCCCGGTGAGCCACCGGGGGCCAATTCCACCCGCTGAAGCGGGTGGACATTTGATCGCCCCGCGCCTTTAACCAATGACCACAACCATCCATATGAACACGAAAAAATTCCTTGTTATTACATTCCTGACGCTCGCGATTGCGACCATGGGCCATTCGCAAGGACTGTCCTATTACTATGGGAAATACCTGCTGAACACGAACACGCTCATCGCCGGCCAGCTCCCGACGAACTTTGTGGCGGCCAACTACCATGTGACCGGACCATACGCTTCCACCAAGGGCATTACGGCGAACGACCCGAACGCGTCGGGTTACACGTTCCAACTGGTGACGGCGCAAATCAATACGAACAACGCGCCGCAATACGCGACCAACGTCGTCCTGACCTGTGTGCCGGTGCTGGACGATGAGAGCGCCGTGCTCAAATATCCGCTGGCAACCAATCAGGCGTTTCTGGTGACGAATCTCGCATCCGCCACGACCAATGCGTTTACCTCCCTGGTCTTTGTGCCGGCCGCCAACACGCTCGGCGCCAAACAATTCCAGGTCGTCAGCGCGTTTTACGGCGGCACCAACCAAATCCGGCTCCTCTCGGCCCGCGTGGGCTTCTGGTACTAGCCGGCCGGCGAGCCGCCGGGGGCCACTATTCAAAGCCCCTGGTTGCAATAACGTAACCCTTATATGAGTGTAATCTATTAAGCTATGACCAAGTACTATCATGCCACCAACTGCAACCGGACCATTGTCGCCGGCAAGTTCGCCGTCAATTTCACGCCCTATGAACACGTCGGGACGTGGATGGGGATCTATGCCAGCTCGAATCCCGCCGAAATTGAAGCCCTGGATGCTCTCGCCAAGACGCGGAAGATCGACGAACTCACGGAGACCGAATACGCCGGCTGCCTTAAAAAAAAGCTGATGGCGACGGGCGATTACTCGGGTTCGCTGGCGGCCACCGCGCCGACGCCGGGGCAGGCGGCGGCTGCGCCTTCTGCCGCGCCCACCGCCGTTAAGCCGGCAGCGCCGGCAGGCATACTGGAACCCGCAGTGCCGGCGTCAGCGCCGCTGGCCACGGTGGCCGACGCCATCACGGCCGTCCCCGTGCAACCCAAGGCAACGGCCGAGGCCAAATAAGCGATGGCCCTGGACACCACCAACAAGTATTGGACCTGGCAGCAGTTCAACGCCAAGGTGGACGAACTGTGTCCGCTGGAATCCAAGCGCCTGTTCGGCCAGATGTGCGCAGCCAGCACAATGGCCCCAGCCGGCACGGCTGCCACGCCTCTCTGGAATTATAGTGATGGCAGTTCGGTCTATTACAGGGACCAAATCCGGCAGGCCGTTCTGGACTTGCAGAACTTCATCCCGGAATTCTGCAAGAACCACGAAACCATCTATTATCCGCAGGATTTCGCGGTGGACGGCATGGCCAGTGTCGGTGCGCTGCCGCCGATGGCCAAGGTCACGGATGCCTGGTACTACAGCGTGACCAAACAGCGCCGGGTGCCGGTCGTGGAAGCGGCGTGGGAACAGCGTTTCACTCTGGCGGCTCTCCATCCCCGACACATCAACTCCAACAACTTCAATGGCACGGCGATTTGCCAGACAGCGGCCTCGCTGGAAATGATTGCCACTTTCAACGAAGTGGTTTCCACCACGGGGCAATATGTCGGAGTCATGGCGATCAGCCCCGGGCACGAGCGGTTTTATCTGCATCCGCGGATTGAAAACGAATGGGTCTTTTCCCTGTTTTGGAACGGGCACAAGCTAGATTTCCGGGATGCCGAACAGGTGCCCTTTGAAGAGGAAGCCGCGCAGGCCGTGGCGTTGTTCGTGCGCGCCGCCTTCCTTGGTTACGTCGAGCGCAATCTGGCCGATGCCGCCCAAGTCACGCTGCAATACAACGCCAAACGCAGCAATCTTTATCTCCGCTGCAAATCCAAGGGGTTTCTCCCGTGAACGATTGGAGCAATCAATCCTATATTCCCTCCCAAGTGCCGGCACCCATTCCGCCGTGGGCGCGTCCGGTGCAATCGCCGATGGTCCAGACCTGTATCGGCGCCGACACCATTGATCTTGGGCCGGACGTGACCTATTTGAATCAGGTTCAACCCAGCGCTGACGGCAACCCGTACCCGTTGACGCTGCCCAACGGCAATTACCTGCGGCAAATGAAGCGCATCCTCGTGCTGGGTTCGAACATTCCCAACACGGCCGAGTTTCAACTGTTCGGGCAATTCGCCAACGCCAGCAGTTTTCTGTTCAACAACGCCGCCACCGAGGCGGTGCTCGAATGGGATTCGACCTGCTGGCACCTGATCGGCGGATCGGCACAGCCATCTACTACCGCCGCCACCTAGCGGTGGGGCCACCATTTATGAAAAAATCCCTCATCAAATTATCCATCCTGACTATTGCCCTGGCCGGAGTGCTCCGGGCCAATGCCCAATTCATTGACGTTCATAATCCCGCCGCTCTGGGTTTGTACCGCGGCATTCCCTATCTGAGCACCTGGAGCCAGCGTTGGCTGACCAACGGCAATTCGGCCGGGGCCATCAAGTTTCTGATGGCGGACACCAATGGTCCCGTGGCCCTTTGGAATTTCATTCAGCCCTTCGCCTCGCTGCAAAACACCAACGCCTTGACGGTGCAGCAGCAATCGGCGCTGGACCAGATTGTTAGCGGGACCATCAACAACAGCCTCAATTTTCAGGGCAACAGCATCTACAACGCCTCGACCCTCGGCAGCCCCGAATGGGATGTGTCGGTCCCGGCGGTGGTCTCCATTAATGGCGGCACTTTATGGGGCGAATTTCACCCCGACGCCTGGGTGGAGACGGTCAATGGCTTTTACACTTTTGCCGGCAACTTGGTCGTCGGCAAAGGCGCAATGGCCACCGGGCTGGTCCCGTTTTACCTGCGGAATTTCACCACCGCCATCGTGGGGCTGCCCAATGCCACGCGCGCAAAAATCTTCGCTTATTCGGGCGGGGCGCTACAGCCCAACCCCTATTTTCCGTTTGGCGGGGTGGTAAACTTCTTCGTCGCCACCGATGTCAATTCCACTGATTGGAGCCTGTTCGTGACCTCGTTGACCCCCGACGGCGGGTTTTCCATCAACCTTTACTACACGACGGCAACGCTGCCGGCCAATTACATCTACGGCCGCAACCAGGACCCGTCGCTGACAATGACGGCGACCGGATTGACGCCGCTATACGCCATCAAGATCAATACCAACAATGACCTGGCAATCTTTCCCGCGTCAACCTCCTCGTCGAACCTGATGGCGCAATCCGTCAATTTTTACGGAAACAGTTTCACGGCCAATGCCATGACCAGTTCCGTCTTTGCCGGCCCGCTCGTCGGGGATGCGAGCCATGCCACCGGCATCACGCCCGGCCAAGTCGGGGCGGTGTCCCTCGCCGACAGCACCTACCTGTCCATTCCCACCCTGGCCAATAACATCACCGCCAATTCAACCGCCATTTCGGCGGTGCAAGCCAACACTTCCTTTCCGCTCAATTCGGCTCCGTTCCAAATCTACACCAATCCGATCACGCCCTATTATGTGCAGGGCGCCACGACCATCGCCGGGGCGCCCTATGTCAACACCTACGGTCGCCGGGGCTGGTTGTATGTCAATTATCAGCGGACCAACACGTTTAGCATCACCCTCTCCAACGTCACCACGTCCATGATGTTGTATTATTCCAACTCTGTCCCGGCCGGCCAGACATGCATCGGCAACGGCGTCATGGATATGCCCGCTTCGCCCGGCGACACCATCCAGATCTACGTCAACGCCATCACCAACTGCATCATCCTCCGCGCCTGGTCTGTGGGGATATGAGTGCCGGGGCCGGCACGGGCGATTATGGCCAAACCCCTCAAACCGATTGAAATTCGTCCGGCTCAAGGCGGCAAACTGATGTGCAGTTTGTCCGCCGAGAGTCCGGGCCTGGCCAATTACAAGGTCAAGCGCGACGTTCGCCGGTTCTATGACCGGGAGATTCGCGCCGAGGGCCACGCCATGTTGTTCCTGAACCCGACCTTGCCGGTTGGCCTGCAAGGTACGCCCGGTTCCGGTGGCCGTCCGCAAGGACCGATCACCGTGGTGGCGGAGGCCCGGCGCGGGGACGGCAAACGCGCCATTGTAGTGGGCAACCAGACGACATTGTGGGCCTGCGCCGCCACTGAGGAACCGGAATATGCCGACGATTATTTCGCCGCCGATTACACCGACACCAGCCTGGCGGGCTGGACGCAAATCGCCTCCGGCTTGTCGTCCAATGGCCGGCGTTGGGAGGCCGTGCAGGTCGGGGATTACCTGTGCCTGAACAATGCCGTGGACCTGCCTTTGACCTACCGGCCCGGCGATGCGGCCGCCCTGCCGATTTACGAACTACGCGAACAGGGCATTGCCAGCGTGGGCACCATCGCGGCGCACAACGGCAATTTGCTGGTGATGGATTTGTGGCAGATCAACAGCGACGCCTTCCTGAATCTCATGAACGCGACGGAGTCCGTCCTTCCAGCCAGCCAGGACGCCACCGGACTGTTGTCGGTGCCCGCGGCCACACTGTTTCCGGGTGTTACCCTTCAAGTCGGTCAAACACTGTTTTGGGACAACGGCGCCACCGCAAAGATCATTGCATTGACTGGCGGTAACATCGTGGCCAGCGTGCCTGGAATATTGGCCCCCACCGGCACGGTGGTCTATGCGGAAAACCAAACCGCTTACACTGCATTTACCGACCAAAGCCAGATGCAGCGATTCCCCTGGCGGATATTGCCGAGCATGGAGGGCATGCCCCGGCGGTTTGGCGCAACCGTGCCGGTGGCGGCCAGTTTGGGAGAGACCCAACTGTCGTTTCAGTATCCCATCCGCTCGCTGCCGGAGTTGGTGCGATACAGTCTGGCGGGACAGTACCTGGGCACCTCCACTTTGACCGGCGGTCTGGTGGACATTCAGGTGACGTATGCCGGACCGCGCAGCGGGACCTTGAACACCAGTGTCATTGGCGTCGTCGGCGACATTACCATGTCCTGCCTGATTGCCGATCCGGTGGGCAATGCGGTGACCTTCGACAACGGGCTGATGGAACCCAGCGATGCGGCCACCGGTTACGCGGGGACCTACGTTGACTTGGTGGACGATGGCAGCGCGATCATCAAGGCGCTGGCGATGCGCGATTACATTGTTATCTACAAGGAATCTCCGGTCACGTTCTTTGGCACCTTCACCGGCGACATCACCAATCCCTACAGTTTTCAACGCGTGCCCATCGCCAATCAAGGCGCCACGCTCTATTACCGGAACGTCATTATCGCCAGCGGCGGCGGCTATTACGGGAGCGCCCATATTTACGCGGGCCGGAATGCGTTTTACAAATTCGACATTTTCACCCAGACCCCGCAGGAAATCCCGGAATTGCAACCCGCCCAGGCGATTTTCTTTGAGCATGCCGCGAACAATCCCGATGGCGCGTTTGCCGCCGAAAATCCCCTTACCCGGGAATGGGTTTTCGGCTGGTCGGCAGCGCCGACTGGCCAACTGTGTGCTTCGCAGGCGGAAGATACTGCACTTTGTTTTGATTATGCGTTTCACACCTGCCGCACGACGTCGGCGGATATTTCGGCGGCGTGCGACATCGAAAATCCGCTGGCTGACGGCGATTGGATGTTTTTGTTCGGGGACAGCACCGGCAGCATCCAGCGTTACGGTTTGGCCGGCGGGCAGCCGGTGATGCTGGATGCCACCATCACCGTTGCGGATGGTATTGCCACGGCTTCACAGCCCTGTTTCACGACCGCTCACATCGGCATGAGCCTCATCTTCAATTCGGGCGTGGTCGTTTCCATCACAAATTTTATCAGCCCCACTCAGGTAACTATTTTGGGTTCAGTACCCGTTGGCCTTGCAGCCAATAGTGGCCCGGCGCAAGCAGTGCCGGCAATCTGGCATCGCAATGGACAGCCTTACGATTCGGTAATCGAGACTGGGTTGGGCGACCTGGGCATGGCCGACTCTGAAAAGTTGGTGACTCGCTACGTGCCCGTGTGCGCGTCCAAAAACGCCTGGCAATCGCCATTGCCCATCCCCAACGCGCCGGTGAAGGTGGATTTCAAGTACGCCCTGAATCCCGCTGGCGAGCCGCCAGGGGCCATTGTGGCAATCAGCGCGATTGCAACCCAGCCGCATAATCTGCTGGAACCGACCTTCATTGGCTACTACGTCGGAGTCAACCTGACCGTCTCCGGCCTCAACAATCCTTTTGCCCTGGCGAATCAGATTTGGCAGGCGCAATCCATCGGCAGCCAGAGCGCAGGAAGGTTGTGAGTAACTGCGTTACGGTCACTATTTCTATGAGCGCTCTTAAACCACAGGCCACAAGTACAAAGGCAACCGGCAGCTTGCCGGTCTGGCCACAGTTGAATTTGCCTGATATTTCAAGTGCCGGTTTGTCGCCGGCCAGCACCGCCGCTCTAACATCATGGCAACAGTCATTGCAGTCATGGTATGCACAGGTTCAGGGAGCGGTAAGCCAGCAACTCGCCGCTGTGAACCGTAACGCTGCGGCGGCCAACACGGCGGCGACCGCCGCGCAAAGCACAGCGGATTCAGCGCAGGGCGCCGCCAACAATGCGCAGACCTCCGCCAATACCGCCAACGCCAACGCCCTGGCCGCTGTGGTAACCAGCGATTTGGAGGATGGCATCTTGAGTGCCGATGATGCCGGCCGCAAAAAGATGGCCGATCAATACCTTGTGGCCGCCAAGTGCGCCAACGGGACCTTTGCGCCCGACGATATTTCGAGAAAACCCTTTGCACCAGGCTTTGCGACCGCCGCAATGTTGCAGCCGGATGCCTATTTTTATGGCTCCGCCTCAATGGCCTCAACCGGCACGGTTGTTGAGTTTGACCCGCCGCTGGCAAGCTATCCCAGTCCCTTCACCGGTTATTGGGACGGCCTGCTCATTGGATTCAGGGCTCCGGCAACCGTGGCCGCAGCCGGCACGGTTGACGCCGGCTACGGTCCGGTTGAGATTTATCGGGTGGATGGGACCTCCATCCAAGCCGGGGACATTCAGGTCAACGAAATCGTTTATCTGGTTTTCAATTACAGTTTCAACAACGGCCAGGGCGGCTGGCAATTGTTGCAGGTCATTCCCCCACCACCGCCTGCCCGAACTGTCACGGCCATCGCGCTGCCAGCGGCAGGGGCAACCAGCCAGGCGGCGCACGGTTTGGGCGCGATGCCCTCGGCGGTGCGCGTCGTCGCGGTGTTGACGGCCAATGCCGGCGGATTGACCACCGGAATGGAAGTCTCCGTCGAAAGCTTGAGCGGCGCCAGTGTCAACACGGGCAGTCTTTCCACCATCACCTGTCCCCGGCCGCTGACCGTCTCGGTGGACGCTGTCAACGTGACCGTGCGCCGGGAAGGCGCCCACCTGTACCTCAACAATAACGGGACGCTGGCGGACATTGTGGCCGGGTGCAGCTTGAAAGTTTATGCCGGATCTTAATAAATGGTGGCTGTGACGCAGTCGCTGGTTGAATAAAGCGGCGAAGTGATACACTATAATAGGTGTAACATACATGAGCAGCATTCCGCAATTTCCAACGCTGGTCACGCGCCAGGGCAAGGGCAGCCCGCTGACCAATGCCGAGGTGGACGCCAATTTCACCAATATCCGGCAGTATGCCCTGACACTGGCGAACATGGTCAGCGCCGCCGCCAGCGTGGCCGCCGACACCGGCACCCTCAACGCCTACGCCATCACCGTGGGGATGCCCCTGTCCCTCTATGCCAACGGCCAGATTTTCTTTGTCTATACCGAAAACACGAACACCGATGCCAGCACCATGAACGTCAACGGGCTGGGGCCGGTGCCGGTGGTGAGCGGAGGCAACCCCATCCAGGCCGGCACCATCACCACCGGCTCGGTGTTTGCCGTCGTTTATCAAAATGGCCAGTTCATCCTGTTGACCGGCGGCGGCAGCGCGGCTTCCTCTGGCGGTAGTTTTTCCTTCACGTTTAGCGGTACAACGCTGTTTTCCTCCGGCAATCTGGCCGTGCCCGGCGTGGTGACGGACGGCAACGGCAACATCACGGGCGGTTCCAGTGTGACCGTGGCGCATGGGCTCGGCTCGGTTCCCAGCGAAGTGCGCGTTGTGCTGGCCAAAATCGCCTCCGACGCAACGGACGCGCTGGTTGAAATTGGCCAGTTCGTCTCCGCCGCCTCGTTCTCATTGTTGGACGGGACCACCAACGATGTGCTGGCGCCCGCATTCACGACCGCCTATGACGCCTCTGAAGTCGTGATCACCCAGGCAGCGGGAATTCCTTCCTTGAACGGCATTGCGATCACGCCGGCAAGCTGGAATTTGGTCGTGGCCGCCAGCCTGCAAAAGAACGTCAGCAGCATCGCCTTCCCCGACCTGACCTATCAAATCGCCCAGCCGGAAGGCGCGTTCAGCTACGGCAGCAACCTGTTCGTCTGGCAATACGGGGCGGCCCGAAAAAACGTCAACGGCCTGATTATCAACCTGGGAAACAACGACGTGACGGTGCTCTCCGCGCCCTCAGCGGGGATTCCGCTTAATCAAAACCACGCGGTCATCACGCGTCAGAGCGGATTGATTGAGGACTTTTTCACGTCGAACACGGGCACTTATGCCATTCCCGTCAGCAACCCGCTGCAAAACATCGTGCCCCAGGCGGCGCTCTACAATGCCGCCGGGGTTTATGGTTTGCAGGTCGCGGCCGCCACGTCCTATGTCATTACCCAGGGCAGCAATGACCTTAAATACAGCTTGGACGGCTCCAATTACACCGCGCTAACCGCCGTGCCCATAACGGTCGCCACGGGCACCGCCAAGACGTTGTACTTGAAAGGCTCGGCCAATTCCGCAGTCACGGCCCAGGTGGCGCTTTCGGGCGGCGTGTGGCAACCGACACAGTTGATTGCCTCCACGACGTTGCTGGCCACCGGGCAATACCAATATTACTACAAGCCGGTGGCGATTTTGGAGGCCAGTGACGGCACGGTGTCAGCGGTTTATGTCGCGCCTTCCAACCAGTCCGCCGGCATTGCCATCTCCAATGTGCCGCTTTACAAGATCCCCGCCAGCGGCAGCCCCAGCGCCGTGACGCCGACCGGGGTCAACGCCGGGATTGATTTCACCTCGGCTGCAATCGCCAACAGCGCCACTTTCCGCAGCCTCCATCCGACCGGTTCCGGGGCCAAGGTTGTGTTTTTCCAATACAACCCGTTCAAGCAGCGCATCTATGTGATGACGAATGAATCCAACCTGCTGCACATTTTCGACAATCTTTCCAGCGATGCCAGCATCGTGGACCTGTGGACCAATGCCAACCGGCTCTCGCTGCTGGCCTACGAAAAGACCATCGCGCTGGGTGGCAGCGGTGCCTGGGCCACCGGGGCCACCAACAACATGAGCATCGAGATCAACCAGGGCAGCGGCCAGGAACAGGCCATCGCGTTCACCCTCGCCAATTCCGTGGTGCGCGTCCCCTGGCTGGAATAGCCGGCAAGCTGTCAGCGACATAATTTTATGCGAAATGTAAATGCAAAATGCTTCCGCGCCGAAGGCGCAATGGCCCCCGGTGGCTCACCGGTGAGCCAAAAATTTTTCATCACCGGTTTGCCCCGCAGCCGCACCGCCTGGCTGGCCAACCTGCTTTCCTACGGCGACAAATCCTTTTGCTTTCACGAAGCCGTCCGGCGGGCAACGGACTTGGAAGCGCAGTTCAAATTGTATGACAGTGTGACGCATGATTTGGTTGGCGATTCGTCCTGCGGTTTGTTGCTCAACTGGCAGGAAGTCTCCGCCCGATATCCTGACGCCAGGTGGGTGATTATCCGGCGCGATCCACAGCAAGTGCTTGAATCCAGCCGCCGTGCCTTTCCCTGGTTAAAGGTGACAGCAGACGCCATCCGCGACCTGGCCGGTCGTTTGCGTGAAGCCCGCAACGCGTTGCCGAATTTACTGTCCGTCGAGTTCGATGAGCTGGATGAGAAGGTGCCCGAAATTCTGGACCACATCGGGCTGCAAATAAATCCGCTGCGCCTCGGGCAGTGCCTTGAAAACAAAGTCGAGATTGCCGCGCACAAGGCTGTCGCTTCGCCCGCATGTCCTGATTCGCCCCTGCGGTTCAAAATGGTGGAGTTGATGAGGGACTATAAGCCCGGTCCCGGCAGCGCGGAGGTTTTGTCCGAACAATACCGCGCCCTGTTGCGTGAAATGTGCGGCAAACGTGAGGATGCCTATTGGTTTCTCAACGAACTCCTCAACGTCTGGCTGGTGTGGGACCATTTCCGGGACCACGACGTACAAAACCCGGCCGATGTGGAGGCCGCCTTCACTTCGATGCTCCTGCACTGGCCCAACAATACGTTTGTGTGCGAGTGGGGCCGGTTCCTGACGCCCACCATCAGCGCCGCCATTACCGCCAACAAGGCAGATGGCCAAGGCATTAAGGGGTGGGATGTCTATACCGAAATTCCGATGGCGGTGGCGACCGTCCTGGGCGGCCATGCATTGGCTGAGAAATACTCCAAACCCATCCGCGACCTGGTGGCGCAAATCAAGGCGGCGGACGACAGAGAGGACGTGGTATAATCATGGCGGTTGTTGCCGGACTGATTACGGCGGGCGTGGTTGGCGCGGCGGGCGCGGCGGCGAGTGCTTATGGTGCCTCGGCCTCGGCCGATGCCCAGCAGCAGGCGGCCCAGACCGCCGCCAACTCGCAGAATCAGGCCAACAAACTCAATTACCAGATGTATGAGGAGGCGCACGGCTCAACGGGCCATGCCGTGCTGCCGATCTACATGGGCAATTTCGAGCAGAACCTGGGCACCGACCTGACCAATGCCTACCAGCAGTCTTCGGTCCCGCTGACAACGTTTCAGGCGGCCACCGGCAAGCTCGCCCCGGCCGAACAAGGCGCCATTGACACCACCAACGGCATTTTCAACGGCGGCATCACCCGGACGATGCTGGCCAACAATGCGCCGGTGCAGGCGCAACGGCTGGTCCAAGCCAACAACCAGGTCAATCTGGCGCGTTCGTCTTCACTCGATGCCTTGCACAAAACGCTCAATTCGATTGACGCCCAGCAGGCGGCCCGGGGTTATGTCGGCGATTCCTACGCCAACCGGCTCCTGCAATTTCAGGCCGGCAAAACCGGAGGCGATGCCGTGGCCTCGGCCATGAGCAATGTGGATGCTGCGCAACTGCAAAACACGCAGGATGTCGCCAACATCAAGAACTATGGCAATGTGACCCTGCCGCTCCAAAACCTGAACACACCTTACACCCAGGCGCAGCAATCCGGTCAGTTCGCCTTTCTCCCGCAGGATGAATGGCTGCAAAGCATCAGCCAGCGAATGCAGCCGCTGAACATGCTGAAGATTGGTTACACCGGTCCGTTCCAATATCAGCCTCTGCCCACTCCCGGTCCGGGAGCGTATTCGGGCACCGCCAATGTGTTGTCGTCGCTGGGCGGAACCATGACCGGCAACAGCGGGGCGGCGCTCAATTATTATCTCCAAAGCCAGCAGCAGCAGAATTTGCTCAACGCTATGCAAACAAACACCGCCAACACCGCAGCGATCACCAACTACGACATGATCGGCAATCCTCTGGCCGGCTATAACGCCAGTCTGGGTGCCGCAGCCGGTACGGGCCAGTTGGCCGCCGGCGGCGCGCCGGTGGATTGGTCCAGCGCGTTGAATTCTGGCAGCGATGCCTTTGCCGGAATCACTCCCACCACCTTCTAATTATGGCTGATCCCGTTGTCGCCCCGGCTGTCCGGGTTTTGGATTTTGGTTATCAAACACCAAGCCCCGTGGACTATGGGCGCCTTGCCCTGGCCCAAACCCAGCCGATGCAGGAGGCCGTCAACAATGCGATGGAGACGCACAAGCAGTTTCTCTTGAACCAGGTCCAGTTTCAGCACGAGAAGGAACTGAACAATTTGAACACCCAGAAGGCGTTTCAACTGGCGCAGTGGCAGCACGGCGCGCAAATCCAGCGCGAGCAGATGCGGGATGAACGCATGATGCAGGTGGCCAAATTGCGGGCACAGGCACAACTGGATGCGCTCAAGGAAAAGGGCGCGCTGGATGACATCAAGGCCAAGCACCAATACCTGGGCCGCATTGGCGGCGGTTCGCTGGCACGGCAGGATGGCGAGGCGGATGCGGCCTATGGTCAGCGGCTGGATGAGGCCATCAAGACGAAGATGGCTTCCAACATCCAGACCGATTCCAAGGCGGCGTACAACATTCAAAAGCAAATCACCGCCTACAACAATTACTTGAACGACCCACGCGTGAGCAGCGCGGCGGCCAGTGAATTGCAGTCGGCCGCCGCCAATCCCGGCGTGCGCGCCCAGGCACAAAATCTGGTCGGGACCGGGTTCAACGCATGGCTGGATAAGGTGGCCGGTGACAAAGCTCCCATGATCCAGGATGCATTGCAAAAGGCCGGTCCCCAATACCGCGATGTGGTCCTGCAAAACGCCGGTTTGAAAGACGCCTTTGACTCCTACCAGGGAGCGGCGCTGCAACAATCCGCTTACGCTTATTTGAAGGCGACGGGTTCGCCGGCTTCCAAACAGGTGGTCGCCGCCAACGAAAACCTGGGCATCTTGAAACAGCAGTTGCAGGACATCTCCATGATGCCTGGTGACAACGGACGGATGGTCCCCAAGTCGTGGTGGCCGGAAGTACAAAATGCCACGGATGAAATGACATTGCATGACCGGATGCTGGAGCAACATCTGCCGGTGGTTCAGCCTGCGCCAGGCGCCGCGCCCGCGAAAGTCACGCCCGCCACAAATCCTGCGGTGGCTCCAGTGACCTTGGGCGCAACGGCGGGCGGCAACCCCTTGCCGCAGCCCGTAACCTATGCCCCACCGGGCTATCAACGGGGTGATATTGCCAGCCTCTTTGCCGGGTATCCCGGCGGCAGATTGCCGGCTCCGAGCGGCAACGGTTCGTTTGTGCTGGATAAAAACCGCCAGGTGCAGTTCGTGGCAAATCCCATTCCGATGCTGGCTCCGCCCGGGTCCGCGCCCAATGCGATGGGTGGAAGCATGTATGCCCCGCCACCCGCGATGACGCCCGAAGATCAGGCGTGGATGTCGCGGGTTTTGTCTTCCCGTTTCTTCGCCCCCGCAACGAACGCGCCGCCTGTTCCAGCTCCGGCAGCCAATGTCATTTCGGCGCCGGCGTTGCCGGCATTGCAGCCGGTGCCATCGGCGGTGAATGTGCCGGCTCCTATGCCATCGAATCCGGTGATTGCTCCGATGCCTGAAGACACCAATCCCTACGATCAGGCGTTGCAGATGATGCAGATGCGCAACCTGTACAGCCCATGATATGACCGAGGAAGATCTTCTCGCAGGCATCCCAACCGAACCGCCGGGCGGGTCCGATGAAAAACCACTGACGATGGATGACTTGCTGGCTGGCGTGCCCATCGCCAGCCAGGGCCAAACCGAATCCACCACCGCCACCAGGGCGGCTTTGCGCGCGGCGGGCGAGGGTTTGGGACCGGGAGCGGCGGCGGCGGCAGCGTTCACGCCAGGCGCGGAAACGGGCGCGGCGGTCGGCGCCATGATTCCCGTGCTGGGCGAAACCGGCATCGGCGAGGCGGGTGGCGCCTTGATCGGCGGCGTCGTCAGTTCCGCCCTGGCGGCGGGCGGTGCGGCGTGGGCGCAGCATAAGGCTGCGCAGTTGATCGCGCCGGAGACGACCAAAAAGTTTGACGAGCTTTCGGCAACCGATGCCGCACAACATCCAGTGGCGGGCGCCGTGGGGCGGATAGCTTCCGCGTTGCCAATGTTTGAGCTGGCCCCGTTTCAATCCGTCAAGGGCGTGGCGGCGCTCTGGAAGGCAGCCCGTGGTGTTGCGTTGGACGATGCGGAAAAGGAAGCGGCCAAGGCCACTACGGCGCAGGTCGGTTTGGGGACCGGCTCGGCAGTGGTTCAACCGTTGATGTTTGGCGAGAGCCCCACCAAACAGGGTATTGTTGAGGCGTTTATCCAATCGCTCATCTTGGGCGCTCCCCGGCACGAGATTTTCGGCAAGCCGCAAGTGGAGCAGGTCGCCAAAGAGGAAGCAGCGAGGGACGAACAGCAGGCCAATCCCAATCCGACCGAAAACCCGGAATCACTTTACCAAACACCGCAGCCGCCAGCCTTGACGCCGGACGAACGCGCCGCATTGAGCCAGCTCGCTTTCAAGGCGGCCACCGGCGCCAAGATCGAACCGGAGGATGCGCTGACCCACAGGTTGATGGTGGACAATGACGCGGCGCGCAAGGAGTTCAACGATCAAAAATCCGCGTGGGCTCAGGCATTGACCCATCAGGTGGCATCCGCCGCGTTTGGCGATGCCAAGAATGGCGAGGTCGAATTTGCCGGCGGCGAAATGCCCAATCAAACGGGCTTTGAACATCCAGACAATACCTCTACTCCGGCAGAACTTGCGACCGAATCCGCGCCGGCACCGAAACCGCAGGATGTTTCCGAAACTGTTCTGCCCGCGGAAAATGCAGCCACTCCGGCGGAGGATACCAGCGTCACGCCAGTGGTTGGAAAACCGTGGGAAAAATTTCAGGGCGACCCGGAAACATTGCTCAATCTGGTTCACAACAGCGCCGCGCCAGTGGTGGAAAAGGGCGATGGCTCAGCGACGGCTGGTGTCAAGGCCGCCCAGCTCTATCGGGAAATTCGGCCCGGTGATGATCCGTTGTCGGCACCGGTCATGGATGCGCTGTTCAAGACGGCGCGGGCGGAAGGCGATTCGCGGCTGGCGTCACAGAAACGCATCGTCATGCTTTCGCCCGATGGAACGCACGTCACCGTGTCCACGCCGGGCGAGGTGCAGCGCACGGCCCCGTCGGGTAAGAAGATTTGGGTCAAATCGGTAGCCAGCTATAATGAAATTGGGAAGATATCCAACCGGCCTTACAGCGATCTTTATCACGAGGGATGGAGACCGCTGGCTGCCATCAAGACCGATGAAACCGCCAAAAGCGAGGTCAAAACCTATTCGTTGCAACAGTGGAATGAAATTCGCGCACATATTGTGGATGAAGTGCAAAGCCGCTTGCATGATGCTCAAAGCGGAGTCGCCGAAATGCCGGAACAGGGTGCGACGGAAATTGTCGGCAGTGAGGATTTGGATGTCGGGCAGCGCGGGCATGTTGCCTCCACACCTAACGCACCGGTATTTTCGCCGGAACGGCAACCGCAGGTTATCGCTCTTGACCCATCTGACCTGGAACATTTGGTGTCGGTTATTGGAGAAGCCAAATGGAAGACTGATGAAGAAGCGAATGCTCACATCAATCGGACGCTAGCCAAAGCCAAGCCCGAAGTAGTACAACGATTGGTCACTCAACTTTCCCCTCGGGATGCAAATAGTAGCGACATTGACATTGAAACCGGGTACAAAAGACTACAGCAGCATATCATAGACTCGTATGCCAAATCATCATCACCAGAAAGCCTTGCCGAAACACTCACGAAGTTTGGCAGAAATTCAAAGCACGCCGGAATGGAAGAAGTCAGCAGCGGCACTCCTGGCCAAGCACGGAATGAAGCCGATAATGACGCAAGACGAAGTGAGTCGCCTGCCGGGAGTGCTGGCGGACCAAGCGGCATTGCAGCGGGAGGCGGCGCAAATGCAGAAAGTAGCGCAGCAGAGCGTCCAACAGCCACCGAGTCTGGCGCAACCGGCGAACCTAAAGCCGCCGGAAAGTCTGGCGAATCCCCTGCCGCAGCAAATGCCGCCGGCATAGTGGCCAAGCCGCAGGCTTCGAAGATCGAAGTAGTCACGGTCCGGGATGGTTTGCCGCCCAAGGAGATTGACCGGCTGCACGCCATTGCCGAAAAGCTGGCCGAAGCTGAAGGGCATGAGGAACGCGAGCACATCGAGGCGGAAGCGGAACATATTTTGACCGAAGGCATTCCGGTCAAAGTGGACGGCAGAGCCGCCCTGCTTTACGAAGGACAGATCCACACCAGCGACGGCAAGGCGTTGCCAGTGCCGGACGGATTATTGGACCGGGTGGCTCGTAATCGCACTTCGCAGGCTTCCGATGAGGTGGCACGCCTTGCACCAGCGAAAGCCAAAACGGCTGAGGTGGCCCAGGCCGCCGTGCGCGGCTTGCGGGCCTTGGGCGTACGCGTGGACGTCGCGATTGACGCGTTGGCCAGGCATTACGGCTCCGGCGAATACAAGGCGATTCTGAACGGCAAAGGCAACGCCACCGATGTCGTCACCTGGCATGTGGCCGACGCGCATGACCCGACCCCGGAAAATTTGGTCGCCCTCTTTCATGAGGCCGGCCATGCCGTTTTTGCCAGGCTGCCGCCTGAAGTGCAGGCCGCCGCATTGCGCGCCATCCGCAGGTTCACTGACGAGACGCTGGGCATCAGCGGGTTCAAAGAGGCGGTTGCTGCCAGTGTGCCTTTGCGTGAACGTCCCTGGGTGGAACAGGAAGGCCGCCTGGTCGAAAGCGTGGGCCGCAAGCTGGTCGAGCAAGGATTTAATCCGAATGACGCAGCCGGCTGGGCACAACGAATTTGGCGGGCCATCAGCGACGTGGCGCACGGGGTTTACCTCGCGCTGGCAAAGCTCGCGGGTTATCCGCCGAGCGATGAGCGGGCGCTCGCCTACTTTCAGCACCGGCTGCAAATGGCGTTGCGGGGTGAAAAGCCGATGACCCTGCTCAATTTTTTGGGCGGGCCGCGCCTGAAGCTCCCCGATTGGTCCGTAGCCGGGGTCGCCAATAGACGTTTTTCCGGCATCAATCCCGTCACCAATCCACGGCGATATTTGGAAACCCGTGAAGGCGCACCGGTTGGCATCGCGGCCTTGAACGATTTCAAACAGGTCGGTTTGGACATCATTCACCAGTGGGACATTACCGGCAATGTCGCCGGGCTGCCGGACGAACAGGTGGCCAGACAATTTCTCAAGCTTCCCGAAAGCGTGGGTGGTTCGGATATGTTTGTGAACGGTGCGACTCCCGCCAGCCTGGTTGCCGATGCCGCCAAACAGCACGGCGGTGGCGTGTCGCCACTGACCACTATCAAAGACCTTCAAAGTGATGTGGCCCGGCAACGCGCACAGGCTGTCACCCACCGGTTGCTGGCAGAAACCAAAGCAGTCATGGACGGCGCGGCATTGGAAGCCCACACGGAATGGAACCGCGGTGTTCACCAGTTGGAGCAGAACAACAATAAATTGGTCAGGCTGACCAAGGATTTTGTGGACGTGGATTACATGAGCGCCGTCAGCAAAAAGGCCATGGTGGACCTGATCGCCGACGAGGCCCGTGTCGTGCGCGGTGTGCGCGAATTCTCCGACCAGGAAGGCGCCATTGGACAGGTGTTGCGGCAACTCGATCAAACCATTCAGAAGGGGGACCTGCCCGCGCCGTACAAGACGGCCCTCGATGAAGTATATCGTATCTTGGTTGATCCCCATGGTGGCGGTCCGCAAGGACTCAACTTCACGGAGATTTTGCATCACATCGGTACGATGGATATTGATTGGAAGATGCCGACCGGTGTTTTGAAGGAGGCATTACGTCAGCACTATCTTGCCAATCAAAGCCCCTATCTAAAACCGTTGCTGGGCGATAATGCGAAGTCACGGGCTTTGCTGGCGACGACGATCTCCTTTGCCAAATCCAACAGCCACATGGTGGACCTGCTGGCCCTGCGCGCCGACAAGAGCGATGAGCGGGCACAGGCCGGCAAGATGCTTCAGGATCTGCTTAATGCCAGCGAGCACAATCTCGGTGACTTGCGGCAGCGTGTGGTGGACACCTTCAAGAACCTGAAAATGCGGGACCGGATGTTGCGGATCGCCGACAAGATCGCCGAACTGCGAAAGAACAATTACGACCTGATGGCGGCCAATGAGCGCAACAAGGCGATGGTGGATTTTCACAAGGATGCCTTCACTCCCCTGATGACGGACCGGATGAACGCCATCGAGAAAGACCTGGGCATTGTGATGAACAATTTTGAGGTCTATCACGGCGCGCCGTTGTCGATCCCCACTGCCCGCGATGCCGCCCCGGACAAATTCGTCACGCGCCAGTTGAGTTTGCGCAGTGACATCGGCAAGCGCGGCGAACGTCCGACGCCGACGCCGGAAGTGACCGGCTGGCTCAATGCCATGCGCGATTGGTTGGAGCATAAAGAAAACACCAAGTACGGAGCCAAATACAATGAAGTGGCCGATGTAGTGGCCAAATTGGAAAGTCATTTCGTGGCGGACATGCATCTGAACTTGCAGGGTTCTGCGGCCACGCGGTTGTTGGGACCATTGCAGGAGAAGTGTAATCAGGCGGGCACACCTTCAGCCCGGCTGGCTGGCCAGGCTTTCAACCGTTATTCGTCATTGCTGCGCGCCAAAACCCGCGATGTGGTCCAGCGCGGCACAGCCTTTGCCGCGGCCTTGAACGATGCGCGTATGGCGGCGGGTTATCCGGCCGCCAGCGAAAAGACGTTTTGGGATAATGTCATCAGCCCGGCGTTGCACGATCTGGAACAGAACGGCGAACGCATTTGGGCTTCGGGCGCAACTCGTGAGGAGCGCATCAACCGGGCAGTGTCCCAGGCGCTGCAATACATGAACCAAAATGGCAAGTTGCCCGCCAGGGCTAACGTGGCGGTGGAAAAGATGTTGCGGCTGCATGTGGCCAACTGCGACTCGATGGTGACCAACGGGAAGGAGCTTGGCCTAAAGGTGCTCGATCAGGGCGGTGCGAGCCGCACGGGCCATGATTACCGGATTTACCGGAGCGTCTTGGGCGAAGCGCCAACCACGCTGCCCCGCGCCTTGACCGACATTGCGGCCAATTTTTACCGGGAGCACATGAGCGCCTGGGGCGGGACCAGTTTGAAGGCAAAGGAAGTGGCGCCCAGGTACCAGCAGGACCCGAATCAATTGCGGCAATTCCTGCAATCGCGGTTTACTCCCCAAGTGTGGGATTGGTTCATGCGTTCGCTGGCGTACAATGACCGGCCGCATTTCTACGCACCGAATGAAGGGGGGCTTGCGCCTCTTGCCACCAGGGAAAATGTCATCAATGCCTACGAGACGGCGCAGGGCGATGTCGTGCGGTTTGCGGAAAACCTCGCGGTGGCTCACGGCTTCAAACCGGATGGCGCATTCGTAGGTGAAACGCTCGACACCATCCAGAATTTTCACAACCTGCTGCGCACGATGGCCGGCGATGAAGCCGAGGCCGTGCGCGGCGGCTCGCCCGCCCCCAAGCGTTACATCGTGGACGCCCGGCATGTGGAGGCCGCCCCCAAGGAATGGCTCACCTACCTGATGAGCGATCAGTACAATATGGAGCGCATCATCCACGGGCAGGCGTTTCAGGCGGCGTTTGGGCGCAACGGCGCGGGGATGGAGGCGAATCTCGCCACGGCGATCAACGAGCAGAGGCGGGCTGCGAGCACTCATGAAGCTTGGCGCGCCGCCATCCAGCAGGAGAATCCGGGTTTGACCGAAAAGAAGCTTCAGGCGCTCATCAAGGCCAAGTGTGATGCCGAAGGCGTCAGCTACACCGGTCTGCGCCAGGCGCGCCGCAACCTTTCTACCCTGAACGAAGTGTCGCAGCATTTCAGCAACCTCAAGGGGATGAACAATTCCGGGCGCATCCCCGAATTGTTGCCGTGGGCACGGCTGATGCGGACCATTGGCGGCTGGACCGTCAGCGGCGCCGGTACGGCTATCACCGCGCATAGCGTCTTTCTTGAGCAGCCGTCACGGCTCCTGGGCTTGAGTGGCCGTTCGGTGATAATGACGGCGCGGTCTGTGGCCGACCTTGCGAAAGTGCTGGCCAATTCAATGCTGCAAGCCATGGGCCATCAGTGCATCTTTGAGGCCGACCGGATGCTGGCGGCCAATGAAGCGGGCTTGTTTGATCCGTTGAACAGCAACCAGCAACGTTTTGTTACGGCGTGGATGCACGCCAACGCGGCGTATCACGAATCTGGTGCAGTGGGCCGGGGCGTGGGACGCCTCGCCGATGTCGGCGGGGCTGCGCTGCAAACGGATCTGTTCGCGCCCGGCGCACGCGCCAAGGCGCTGGCACGGCAGGCCAATGGCCAGGCGGTGGCTCCGACCATCAAACCGCTCTCGCCGTTCCATTGGATTGCGGAGAGCCTGCAAATCTCGAACTTCATTACCTGGCAGCGGCACATTGAGGGCTTGGTGGCGCAAGGCGCGAAATACCTGAAAGATCATCCCGAGCTGGCGGATGACAAAAACTTGAAGCTTACGCGCCAGATGGTTGGCGGCGGGTTTGGCGACCGGGAATTCCGCTTTCTCACGCAGCGCATGAACGATTTCGGGTTCAGCTTGGAACAACTCGTGCGCTCCGCCGTGAAGAACAAAGGCAGCGGCAAACCGATGTTGTCGGATGAAGTCAACAAGGCGATTCAACAGCTCACGCTGAACGAAATCACCTTGGAATCCTCGCTGACCAGCCGCATGCCGGTCCTGCAAACCAACGGGCTGGGCGTGGCCATGAATCCATTCCTGGGCTGGCCGCTGCAAAAGACCTATCAGGTGTTGCGGCAGTTGCGCGAGCCCAATGGCGAGGCCACGCGGAGGGCGTTTATTGGCGGGTTGGCCGCTTACGCGGCCATCCTGCCGCTTGGGATGGCGGCGGCATGGCTACGCAACAAGTTCGACGAGGATGTGTTGGGCCGGAAACAGAACGTTTCGGACCTGGGGACGATTCACGATGTTCCATCGAGTATCATGACGGCCCTGGACAACGCCAGCCGCATCGGGACGTTTGGGTTCATCGGCGAAGGCGCGAATTATTTCCTGAGCGATGACAACGTGCGGCCCTTGTCGCTGGACAGCCGGGTTTTCGTATTGAACACCATCGAGAATACCGCAAAGGCCATGCAGGCGTTGTATCATCAGACGGGACCGCAAATCATGGCCGGGAATCTTGAGGGCGCAGCGGCTTCGGCCACGGACTACCAGACCGTGTTGCGGCCGCTGTTTCAAACCCTGGGCGGGAATGGCTTGCTGCAAAACTTGGGCGCACTGAATCATATTCTGGCGCTGGACGACGCGGAGGCGCGGGTGTCCAACCGCATCAGCGTGAACAATTATTTGCGCGTGGCGGGACGCGAGCTGAATCTGGATGTCCGGACGTTCGCGGGCATGATGCAAAACCAGTCAGCGCCCAATCCAATAAAGCTCTTTGTGGGGCAAATGGTACTGGCGGCCTACGCGAATAACCACGAAGCGTTTACCAAGGCGTTGAGAATGGCGCGGCAACAGGCGGTCGCCGAAGGGCTGAAGCCGGAAGAGGCGATGAAAAAAGTGATTGCGATGTACGAAGCACAGAACCCCGTCAAGCTGGTGTTCAAATCACTGACCGAATCGGAATATCAGCGCGTGCTGGCCCAATTGCCGGACAATGGCAAGCAATCTGTCAGCCAGGCGCTGCGGTTGTATCAGCATTACGGTGGGCAAATTGGCGCCAATGCGAGCTTGTTTAGCCGGAATAAAGCAGATGGTTTGGCTTCAACAATTGAAGACATGCGGCGCGGAGCAGTTGCCGGTGCAGCATGGCCAGCGGGCGCCTGAATTTAATGTCTGATCTCTGATGTACCCACGTCTTGCTTTGACCCAAAGCCAAGATGAGAATCTGCACTCAATCACCAGAATCCGGAGTGCATTCACTCCCACCACCACCGCTATCTGGACTGCACTGTGATGTGCATTTCTGACAGTCTGCAGCCTCGATATCGTAACTCCAATTGGAAGACAAAGACGGTCCGAAGAATTGGCGAGCTACCTCAAAGGTCGCAGCCAAGTGATTGACTTTGGGAGGGGGATCGCTGCTTCGACGCGGGGCATGATGAATAAAATGCCCAAAATATCTGTCGCAAAACTCCGCGTAATCGCGCGTAAACAACAAAAAGCTGTGCCAGCCTTTATCGATGATTTTGGTCGGGGCTAAAGTCCTCGCGTCCGTAGCGCCGGCAAGGTAGAGGAAACGAATCGTGTCACGGAATACCGGCTCTGCCTGCTCAACAGTCATGCCGTAGTCGCGAGCGATGCGCTCCACAATATCGGGATTGGAATAAGCGAGCACCTCCCTGACTGATGCCGCGCCAGGACAGACGGATACTCCATGATCTGTGTGTTGCGTTTTCATGAAATTTTGGTTTGTCGTTCGTTGCTTGACTTCTCGGCGCCGTCTAGCCCGATGGTCAATCATCATGTTCTTGGTGATCGTCTCCTATCTTTTTGCATCTAGATGCCACGGCAATATATCCATCACCCAGCCGCCAAGATGTTTCGATATATTCGCCCGCCGACTCGGTTTTGCTAATCGGCTTGATTGTTTGAGTGCGTGACTTCGTGTGGGTTGTTTCAAGGAGAAACTCGCCTGGGGCGATTGGGAAATGCCGGTGAAGGAGAGAGATGCCGAATCGGTCCAGGGCATGGTGTTTCTTGAGCACGGCAGCCAACTCGGCAAAAAGGGCGTCGTCATGCTCCGAACGCGGAGCAACTTCGTCAATGTGTTTTGGGGGTTCGAGTGTCGATTCCAGTATGACCTTCATGTGTCCTCTTTTGGTTTGGTTGTTTAGCTACTCCTACAATTCTGCACACTATATTCAATTTCTCACTTGTCAAGAATGTATTGCTAAAAAATAGCTTTTTGCCAAGCCCCAAGCCGAAAGGCAGCTTTAGTGAACATAGCCCTTTGTTGTCTTGCTGTTGGCGTGTCCCAACAGGGCTGCGATCTGCTCCATCGTTAAGGTCTCGGCCAGTTTGGCGGCCAGCGCCTTCTTGTCCATCTTGGCGAATGCGTGCGTGGCCTTGTAATGGCGCAACGAATGGAATGACCTGCCTTTGATGTTCAACCGTTCCAACAACCGCCCGAAATAGACCGACAGCGCCGAACGATGTTTGACATCCATGATCAGCGTCCGCTGTGCCGGAAACACGTAATCCGCATCAGTGACGGGAACCTCGGAGATGAGGTTGCGCAATTCCTCGCTGACCGACAGTTCAACGCGCCGGTTGGTCTTCCCGGTCCACACGACCATGTGGTCGGCCTCGGAGAAACTGCGCCATTCAAGCTGCGCAATGTCCGACAGCCGCAATCCCGTCTCCTTCCCAACTGACACGGCCACCAACCAGAACAATACATCCATCGGGTCCCGGAATAGTTCGTGTTTGCCGGTCTCGGTGCGTTTCCAATCCTTCCGCAATTCGGTGAGGAGCCGTTTGACTTCGTCCTCGGTAAATGGCTGTTTGTCCACGCCCTCCTTTTGAGCATGCGACATGACGCTGTAATCCACTTCAACGAGTTGGGACGGGTCGGAAACCGTCCAGCCCTGGTCGGCGCAAAAGCTGAAAAAGCTGCGCACCCCGGCCAGCGCCGCCAGGCGCGTGCCGCGTTTCCACGTCAGCTTGGGATTATTAATCCATTTGCCGATGTGTTGCGGCGTGATGGCCGAAGGCGGCAGGGATTCGGTCTTGGCCGCCTTCATCCAGTCCGAAACGGCCAGTTCGTGATTGCGGATGGTCTTGGCGGCCCGGCTGACCGATTTCAGTCCGCTATATTTTTCGAGTGCCTTGAGGCAGGTTAAATTGCCGGCGAGGGCCTGGCCGATGGCTTTTCGGGTCAACCGACCGGCCTTGATGGAGCGATTGATCTGTTCGACACCGGATTCCGCCACGACCTTTTCGGCCTCGGCCTTGGTTTCGCAGCCGGTGGAAACCCACTTGGTCCTGCCGGCGGACTGGACCGGGGTATGATAGAAACCATCAATTCGTTTGAGAGTAGTCATGGTAACGTTTTTCTGAGGGTAACACGGTTTGAAAGGGCGTAAAGCGGTTTCACAGCTTGCACCGGCG